GTTTCCACAATCAGCGCCGACTTTGAATGCACACCAAATCAAGTCTCGAACTTAACCTTTGCTTTGGCAGGCGGAGTTCAACTCACCGCAGGAGCAAGCATCGCACATGGCTCTCTCGGCGATCTCAGTTCTGTAGATAACGCAGCCTCATCAGCGAATGGTGGCGCAGGCACTCTACACGTTCCAACCAACACCGTGGGTGGGAACACAACAATTAAGATTCAGCACTCGGCGAATAATTCATCGTGGGCTGATCTTATTTCATTCACCGTGGTCGGCAGTTCTGCCAAGACTTCGGAAATCAAAGCAGTATCCGGTACTGTTAATCGTTACCTTCGGGCAACAGCAAGCACCGCCGGATCAAGTGGCTCCATAACCTTTATGGTTGCCTTCGCAAGATTCTAGGAGGAATCAAATGCCAACATTTGCACACGGAAAGTCAACAGACTTTGCGATTGATGATACAGGCGGTACAAGCCGAAACATATCAGACACGCTTACTGACGTTAGCTTTCCCCAAACAATAGACACCGCCGAAACAACAGCGTTCGGTTCAAGTAACAAGTCCTACATCGTAGGTCTGAAAGACACCACGATCAGCGTAAGCGGAATCTGGGACGCAACCGTAGACGGATACCTTTCAGGAACAGAACCAGCAAGCCGATCATTTATTTTCGGTCCAGCAGGATCAACTGGCGGAAATGTAAAGTACACAGGGGAAGCCATAATGACGAACTACAGTCAAAGCAACCCTGTGGGTGATGTGGTGAGCTTTACAGCGGATTTCCAAGTGACGGGATCCGTGACACGCGGTAGTTATTAAACAATTAAATTAAGGAGAGAACAATGGTCAGACTTGCAGACAAGATACGTCAAGCAGACGACAGAACAGAAAACACAATTCAAGTAGAGGAGTGGGGCGTGAAAATTGGCATCCGTTCCATGACCGCTCGACAGCGTAGCGATATGCAAGAGCGATGGGCAGAAACAGGTGAACAATCCGCCTCCACTCTCTACGAGAACATAATCCTTCATTGCGTCTTCGACCCAGAAACAGGCGAAGCAGTATTCACGGAAGAAGACCTCGAATGGCTACTCGAAGAAAAATCCGCACAAGTAGTGGATCGGATAGCGCAAGAGTGTCTGAAGGTTTCTGGTTTGATGACTGATTCGGTGGACGAAGTGGGAAAAGATTCCTTGGCTTTGGTGGAGGAAACCCAGAGCTAAGGTTTTACTTTCATCTCGCAAGAGAACTCGGAATGACAGTCGATGAAATGCTCGACAGAATGACAAGCGCAGAAATGACCGCATGGCGAGCGCTATACCAAATAGAAGCAGACGAAAGAAACCGAGCGAACGAAATGGCGAGACAAAAACGAGGAGGACGATAAATGGCAGCAATGACCACCGTCCTCAAAGCGCTCATCACGGCGGACGCTACCCAAATGAAAACCCAGCTCAAAGCTGCGGAAGGTTCGCTCACCGCTTTCAGTAACAAAGCAACAGCAGCAGGAAAGAAACTCACCAAGAGTGTAACCCTTCCAATGGTTGCAGTTGGAGGAATAGCGATCAAAGCAGCCTCCGACTTTGAAGCGAGCATGACCAAGATAGAATCGCTCGTTGGTTTATCATCGGAAGCCGTAGAAGGCTTCACCGAAGATGTGCGTAGGCTATCAGGGGAAACAGCGCAAGCACCCAAAGACCTCGCCGATGCCATGTTCTTCATCACATCAGCCGGTCTACGAGGGGCAGCAGCCACAGAAACTCTTGAAGCAGCAGCCAAAGCAGCAGCAGTCGGACTAGGCGACACCGCAACCATCGCCGACCTTGCAACATCAGCACTCAACGCATACGGCGAAGAAAACATCTCAGCCACCAAAGCAACCGATGTTATGGTCGCAGCGGTAAGAGAAGGAAAGCTCGAAGCATCAGAACTCGCAGGAAGCATGGGTCGAGTTCTCCCGATTGCATCAGCGATGGGTGTCGGCTTTGATGAAGTCGGAGCAGCGTTCGCAGCGTTATCCAGAACCGGAACGAACGCAGCCGAAGCAGCCACACAAGTTCGTGGAATCCTCAGCTCACTTCTAAGACCAACCAAACAAGCAAAAGACGCACTCTCAGGCATGGGACTATCCGCCGAGGGACTACGAGAACAGATCAAAGAAGAAGGACTCCTCGCCGTACTCAAAACACTGGCGGAACGCTTTGACGGAAACGAAGCAGCAGCAGCGTCAGTGTTCGGAAACATCAGAGCGCTCTCTGGTGTCATGGATTTGATGGGGGCGAACGTAGCTACCACCGAACAAATCTTTGCCAACATGACCGACACCACCGGCGCACTGGATAACGCATTTGAAGCAACAACAGACACCGCAGCTTTCAAATTACAACAAGCAATGGCTGATGTTAAGCAAGCGCTCATAGATCTCGGAAACGTCCTCATCCCAATCGTTGTTCCAGTGCTTGAAACTCTCTCGAATATCATAAAGACAGTCGCTCAGGGATTCAGCAACCTTCCCGCACCTATCAAAACCGTGACGCAAGCCATGTTGGGAATGGCAGCAGCAGCAGGACCAGTCGCTATGGGAGTGGGCAAATTAACAGGAACAGGCGGAAGGGGAGTCCTTGGTGGTTTGCTTTCAGTTGTAAAGAAACACCCAGTGGCGTTCGCAGCAGCAACAGTCGGAGCGGTAGCGTTCGGAAAGATCATTGGAGGAATGCGTAAACGAGCGCAGGAAGCCAAAGACCGAATGGAAATCCTACGGCAAGAAATCATTGACTCTGGTGATCCAACAGCGACACTCACACAAAGAGTGAAAGAACTCGCTTCTCGTCTATCAGAACTTAAAGGAACAGCAGAGGAAGCAGACCCAAGCATCGGCGAGTTCGTAGGTTCACAAACAATGCTTTCGGAACTCATAAAGCGTGATGTGGTTCCGCAGTTCCAGCAGTTAGATATCGAAATGAGTTCCCTCCTTCCGTTAGTTGAAGGCGGAACAGACGAGTTCCATAAGTTAGGAGATCAAACAAAATATCTGGTAGCGCAGGAAGATGCCTTCGTTAAGAAACTACGAGAAGCGGATGACTCCATCGCAGGAGTTACAAACAAACTCGCCGACCAAATAGTAGAAGGCAAACTCACCACCAAGCAAGCTCGTGAAATAATGATCGCCATAGACGAAACCGCAGATGCGTTTGATGATTACCGCAAAGCCCTCGAAGAAGAAGCCAAAGCATATCTCACAAGTAACCAAGGCATCATTGACATAACCAGATCTCTGGGATTATACGGAGCGAATCTCCTCGATGCTGCTGGGGATTCAATGACATACGTTGAAGCGCAGAAACAAATCGCAAGAGCATTAGAACTAACTGATCCAGAAGTTCAAGCTGGCATAGGTTCCTTCCTTGGATATGGGCAGGCTGTAGAAACGGTAGAAGAACCAATTAAAGAAGTTGAAAAGCGGTTCCGCACATTCAAAGCGACAAGCAAACTCACCGCCGAAGAACTACAAGAAGTCCGTGACGAGTTCAACAAACTGGTCGCCCGATTAAGCGAAGTCGTAGACCAAGCATTCGGGTTTGATACTGCCCTCCTTCGTGTGAAAGAAACAGCAGTCGATCTAGTCACAGCGATAGCCGGACTCAACGATGAAGAAAAGACGCAACTACAAAGAGAAGGCGACCTCCTCAGAGCATCAGAACGATATGCCGATGCACTCGCAGGAGTCGGAGAAGAACTAATCGGGCTTCCAGTACAAGAAATAAATGGTTTCTTTGCAGAACAGAAAACAGTTCTGGACGAAGCATTCAGAGCAGGAGAACTCGCAGAAGGAGAATACAGGCGACTCACATCAGTGCTTGGTGATTTAGAACAACAAGTGATTGACCTCAACAAGAGGGAAGCCCTCGTCAAGATAGGGATAGACACTTCAGGAGTTCCTCAAAGTTTCGTTAATATGTTATTCGGTGCAGGCGGACAGTTAGACATCGCAGGGTTCGGAGCGAGCGTTGCTGGTTTCCTTGGAGCTACACCGATGGCAACCGGAGGAATTGTTACACAGCCACAGCTTTCATTAATTGGAGAGCAGGGACCGGAAGCCGTTATACCCTTAGACCGCTTAGGCAATATGAACGGAACAACCAACGTGACGATCAACATGCCAGTAGGCGTATCCGGAGAAGACGTTGTACGAGAACTTGAAAGATACACACGACAAGAAGGAAACCTCCAACTCCCAGTATCTTCAACGGTAAGACGATGACCGTAACAACAGCGTGGGTCGTGCAAGGCATGACGATAGATAGCGGAAGCGTAGTCTTTGAGAACTTTACTTCACGCACTCAAGGCTTCACAATAAACCAAGAAGCACAAGTCGGCAGATTCGGCACAAGTCGTGGCAAGTTACAACTCGATAACCAAGACAACGCCATCACACCAAGCGGAGGAGGAAGC